CGAAAAAGACCAACCCTCTGGCTCAGAGGTGCTCATTACTATTAATAGCATTTTTTAACATCTGTTCTATCGGACTCTGTGGAATCCACGAGCTCCAGCGTTTGACAGCATCGTTAACTTGGATAAAACGGATATCATCTCCTGAGTATTCCACGAAAGGTGGGCAGTCTTCTGGGGATACATCCTCTACGTCGTCCTCCTCTTCATCGTCGTCCGTATCGTAAATTTCTGGAAAGTGGGTCCCTATCTGTTGTCCCACCGTGTACATCGCACAGTACTTCACCGCGTATTCCATGTCTTCTGGAAGGATAACATCTCTTCCACAAGCCTTACAATATTCACCCGCGAGAAGCATCGCCTGTTCCATCACAGGAAGCATGATGTCAGTCATACTTTTGATGTACTCCTCCGCCATCTGATTTCCACCATCACCGAAACCTGTTTGCATGTTCATGTTTATTGTTTAGTGTTAAAAAGAGTTTGTCCAGTTCCCTCACGTACTCGGAGAATGTTGTAACTCAAAGCGTACACGCGAACTTGTCTACTGAAATCCGGACAATTGGTGAGACTTAGGCTGAGATTTTGATCTTTCACGAGACTGAAATTTACCTGTCCCGTGGGGTACCATTCTTCTGGCTGAAGTGCGAAAGAGTACGAATAGAATCGCCTGATGAGTTGAGTCTTCGAATGATGTATCGCCCCCTGCACAGCTTTCAAGAATGTGACGTTACCCGTTTCACGAGTGATGATATCCTGACCGTCTAACGTGAGCGTGAGATGATCGAGGTTTTCGTACAAGATGAACTTTCCATCTTGAACGTTTGACGTATTGTCGTAATCGAATATCGTCACAAAGTTTCCTTGGGACACACCATCCCCCGTTGTTCCCTGACGCTGAATGACAAAGTACAATTCCTTCACGGGGTTTGTAAAATCCAATTTAAACTTCCCTTCGTTTACACCGACACCAACATCAAAAACATCGTGTTGAAGCTGTGTGATGAGGTACTCCATGGGTGTGTGCTGAATCTTGATACGTTCCGTAGAATCTAAAAAGACAACCTCTGTACACAATTGAAAATTTTTTAGTTTGAGGGTTTCTTCTAATGTGGAGTAGGAACCATCCACCTTGATGACTAGATCTTGTGCGTCACGTAACTTGAATTCGACTTCGACTTCCTGTCTGTTGATGGCACATAAGGGTACGGCGAGTTCCGGGTGCCTGTAAAAGTAAAACGGGAGGTCTACGAAGAATGTTTCCTCTGTGTTGATACCGAGTGTGTTATGAATCACGATTCCAGTATTACCGGAAATACTTTCCACGACTTCACCGACTCTCTTGTCTCCCGTTCGAAGTGGGTACTTTCCTATGAGTTGTTCCAGTGCCTTTTGTTTTGTCTGCGTGACGTTATGTTCCGAGTAAATCTGAAGGTAATCACTCGTGACTCGCTGAATGACTTTTCCACCGATTATGAAATCGACATATTCGATGAGTGCGTGTGCGACTGACTCTATGTACATGGTGGAACTCGTTTGGATGGTGGGGAGGGTCATCTTTACACTGAGAGTTTTGAGGAGGTCACCTTGATTTTGTGGAATTCTAAAACGAACCTTCTTACCAAAATCAGCCTCATTATTTTCTGGATCGATGTCCACAAATTCCGTAGAAAAGTTTGAATGCTTTTTGAAACTTTTCACGAAGTAACTGTAGTCTGGATCCATAGTAAAAAATCTCTCTTGAGGCCCGGAGGCGGAGAGTTGGACTCGCCCAGCCATTACTACTATATCTACCTAAAATTTTAATCCTGCTAAACCACTCTCAATACGTAACACGTTATAATTGACGGCGTACACACGTGTGTCGTTTTCAAAGACGGAGTTTGCAGGATTTATCTCGATAGTGAACAGTTTATGTGTGATGCGACTCATGTTTACCTGTCCAGTGGGATGTGGTAGTTCAGGTGACAGAGAGAATGAATACGTTCCAAACTTTGATGGTCCCAGGATGGCTTTCTTTCCGTTAAAATTTTCGACTGTTTGTGTCAAGGCTGATGGTGCGTTGACGTGATGTTTGAGTGCTTGTTCATAGGCGAGGAACAATCCGTCACGTTTAAACACGACTTCGTTATTGAACCGAAGTTCAGCATCTACGATCGTGTTGTAATAGTGTGGAATGTTTCCATTCGCGATGTTCTGAGATACGAAGAAGAGTTCCTTTACTGGATGTTGAAAATTGACCATGACAGACTTTTTGTTCTCACCCGCCTTCATCTTAAACCTCGCCAGTTGAACCTGTGTGATGACATAGTCGAGTGGTCTCGACATGAGATATCCTCGTTCTTCCGGAGTCACGATGACAAACTCTGTGTCCAGAGAAAATTTAAGGATCGACGCCTTCACATCCAAGATGGTATCTGTTGGATCAGTGGAACTTATATTTCTCACGAGTTTGATGAGAGGTTTCAATTGAATTCGAACTTCTACAACCTGTTTCGTCAGGGCACATGTGGGAATTGCCAAGGATGCGTTCCTGTAAAAGTAAAAGGGTAGATCCAGGAAATATGTGTAGGCACCGGAATAACTCAAGTAGTTACCATGACCATTTAAGAAATATAACGTCTGTTCGATGTCGTCATTCGTGTTGTGGAGTTGCTGATGCATGTAAATATATTCGCCTGTGAGTCGTTCGATCGGTTGTCCACCGATGACGAGTTCAGCGTACTCTATGAGGTTCGTACATATCGACGGTGACCATACCATATCGTTTTCGCCATTATCATCAGGGAGTGGGTCGGTCAGGGTTATTTTCAGTGTCATGTTTCTCACGAGGTCACCCTTGTCACCAGGAATTCTACACTCGATGAGTTCTCCGAAATCTATATTCCCATCGAATTGACTTTCGATGTAGTCCGTGGCAAACTTTGTATGTTTTTTATAATTCATCAGAAAGTATGAAAACTGTGGGTTACCTGTGATCCACTCGTCTTGGAGACCTGTGGCAGCGAGCCTCAGACGACCGGCCATTCCTACTCTATATGAGTAAAATTTTGCTAAATAAAACGAGACACTAGAGTAGAATGAACCTTCAGTTGAGGAAATTCAAGCCCGAAACAATTAGTGACGATCGGGTGTGTGTTTTCATCGGTAAGCGTAATACAGGTAAATCGACTCTCGTGAAAGATATCATGTTCCACAAGAGACATCTCCCAGCCGGGATCGTACTGTCGGGTACAGAGGAAGGAAATCACTTTTATTCCGATTTCATTCCAGACCTGTTCATCTACGGTGACTACGACAGAGACGCGATAGAGCGGGTGATGGCGAGACAGCGTAAGTTGGTCGGGAACGGTAAATCAAATTGTGGAGCATTCATGCTTCTGGATGACTGTATGTATGACAGTAAGTTCCTGAAAGACACGTGTATACGACAGTGCTTTATGAATGGGAGACACTGGAAAATCTTCTTCATGCTCACGATGCAATACGTCATGGATCTACCACCAGCTCTTCGCGCGAATGTTGATTATGTATTCATACTCAGGGAAAATATCATTCAAAATCGGGAAAAACTTTATAAATCATTCTTTGGCATCTTTCCATCATTCGATATGTTCTGTAAAGTGATGGATGCGTGTACGGAAAACTACGAATGTCTCGTGTTAGACAATACTGTCAAGTCTAACAAGATTCAGGACTGCGTGTTTTGGTACAAGGCGACCGTCAGGAAAAACTTCAGGGTGGGTGGTCCAGATTTATGGCGCCTTCATAAGAAGATGTACAACCCCAAACATTTCCAGCAGAAGGAAGATGATGCCAAGAAGGCGACAAAGAAGACAAACCTCAAAATCACAAAGACGCGTTGAGTGTTGAATTCAAAAACATGTGACTATACTAAATGGCTTCTGATCAAGTGCATACCATGAACCTCGCAGATGATGGCGAAGGGATGGTTCCCCTTAATGATAACCCATCCACGTCTTTTACACCCGAAAAAAATATGAGTCAAAGTAAAGAGACGATGGATTCTACTCCCATCAACGATATCATGATGGAACCACCTATGATGACCGATGAGCCCAGGATGCAGGGTGTGATGCCCCAAATGACAGCTCCCCAGCCCCAAGCGGCTTATCCCACCCCCCAGGCGCCGACCAAGCCAGAGAAGAAGAACCCTCTCAACCTCACTGATGAGCAGCTGACTGCTCTGTTCGTCGCTGCGTGTGCCGCGGCTGCTGTGAGCAAGCCCGTCCAGGATCGCCTCGCGACTTCTATCCCCAAGTTCCTTAACGAACAAGGGGGTAGGAGTGTTGTCGGTCTCGCCGCCACGGGTGCGGTCGCTGCGATTCTATTCTACGTCGCCAAGGATTACGTCGTCAAGCCCTGATTTTCCCATCCCATGTTACTGTAGATTGATGTATCAATACCCACAAAATAGGTTGTGAGGGCACCCACTATGAATGTCCCCATTAACAAGGCGCTCAGTTTAAGCTTCTTGTTATTGGAAACAGTGGAATCTTCGATAGCTTCTTTCGTTTCGGCAAAGACCATGTTCAGAATGTACGTGAGCACGAACGCGATCAGTGTGGTCGACAGGAAAAAGAGACGATCTACGGCGAGACGAGGAATGCTTCCGACGATGAGACGGAGCATGTTCGGTATGACGATAGTCATCCAAGTGACGTTCACGAGATAGTTGTTCGACATGGTCGGAACGAGGGACATTCCGTAGATCACCATCCAATAGACGATTGCCATGAGCAAAACACTCACAGGTGTCTTCATTTATGTAGGCGTAGATTATTTATCCTGGACGTGCTCACCACAAAACTCCGTCTTGTTTGGAATCTTCTGGTAAATACCGAGACGCAAGCAAATGTCCCGAAGTTCGACGTAATTGTTCCAGAATTCTTCCGAGTGGTCGTATTCACGCACGGTACAGTGCGCGAGTTCATGAATCAAGACATGGAAGATTTCGTTAACCTCACCATCAAGACATATGGCAATCTCACCACCCTTGTTCGTGTTGTATCCGACGGCACCATTCATGCGCAAGTATCCTGTAATGGGAATACATCTTTTCAGCATCTGAAACTTCTCGTGGTTCGTATCATGTAAATGGTCTCGGAGAATTCGATACTTTTCTTTCACTTCAATCAGGCGCTGGGGTTCCGCAGTCTGTCGAAGAATCCACAAGTTTACCAGAATGAGGAGCGCGATGACGATCATCTGTTATAGACAAAGATAAATTTACTATAGAGTTTTGAAATTGGATTTCCACTGAGACTCTCCCAACTTTGTAGCGTAAACCCGAGATCCTCGAGACCGGTCACCAAGTGATCTTTGTACGCCACAGGTTCAGATTTCGGTCCATCCGCATAGTACGGTGTATCTGTGAGATGTACAAACAACTTTTCACCAAACCCACCGTTTCCGTGATCTTTCATCTTGAAAAAATTTCCCGAATCATCGATGTACGGTGTTTGAAAGATGATCTTTTCGGAATCCGGAATGATCCCTATGAGATGTCCACCTGGTTTGACTCGCTTTTTGATTTCCTTGATGGAACTCATGAAGAGTGATTTCGAAGCGAAGATGTAGTGGAGAGAAAAGTTGAAACACACGATGTCAAACTTTCTATTCGGACAATTGTGAATATCCCCCTCATAGAAATTGACACGCATGTGCATATTTTTCGCGCGAGAACGAGCCTCCTCGAGGGCGGATGGCTCAGGGTCACACATGTTGATGTTCACACCGCACTTGTGCCATTTCTGAAGATCTCCACCAAACCCACAACCAACATCGAGGATGTGCTGGCCTTCACGAGCCACGGACTGTATGAGTGTCCGTTTGGCATCGTTATGATTCTTTCGAATCTCTTCCATGGATGGACATAGTTTTACCCTTTTAAGGTGTTTACTTAGGAACTTAAAGTTTTAGTGCGTCGGGTAGATATAATGTCTCTCGAAACCGACTACACCACTGTTCCCGGACAGGTCTTCGCGTGCCTCTCGATCATCGGTCCCGAGGCGCCTCAGCGGAATGACAAGTTTGGTATCAAGATCCGTGGTGCGTTCGCCACGCGTGATGAGGCTGCGAAACACGCGAAGCGTCTTCAGAAGGAGGATCCCACGTTTGACATTTACGTCGTCGACATGTACAAATGGCTTCTGATCCCCCCAGACCCCACGAAGATTGAGGATGTGCACTACACCAACGAAAAGCTCGAGGAGATCATGACTGGTTACAAGGAGAACCAGTCGCAGGCGGCTCGCATGTTCAACGAGCGCAAACAGGCTATGGCGAACCAGATTACCCCCGGTGACGAAAATTCGAAGTTTTACACCAAGCCCGACGAGCCACCCATCTCTCATCCCGCTGAAGTTCTCGAACGTCTCAAGAAGGAGAAGCCCGATACACCCATGGAGGAGCTCGTCAAGGAGGCTGATGAGATTGTCGCGAATGAGATTGCGGAGCGTCAGAAGAAGCGCGAAGAGGATGCGAAGCTCGGTGACATCAAGGAAGAGGAAGAATAATATTCACATATAGTAAACATAATGTTTAAGATTATCGTTACCATCGTTTTGGTCAGCGCCTTCTTTATTTTGTTTTTTAATCCAACGTTTGAATTACAAAACAAAATAGATTCAAACGACAAAGTCAGCACGACGGCTGGCTTTATCGAAGATACAGATAATGGGTTTATCATTCCATCGTACCCATCTCCCCTTATAAAGAGGGACAGTACAGGAAAGATTAAACCTATTTTAGGGGACATAGGGTCATTCGTCGCGTATTCAAGTATACCGGAGAATCACTGGCTGCATGGTTTTCCCCATAAAAAAGCCTAAGAGGAATACGGCGAACGCGATGATCCACGTCGACTTGTCAACCTTATCAAAGAGATCAAACTTCTCAGGTTGTGGTGGAGGTGGGGGTGGGTGCATGGGATAGTCCATGTAATAGGGTTGTTCTTCTTGTATGGGCTCCTCATTCTTTTCGGGTTCCATGGTTGGATTATATTCGATGGGGTTACCGATATCCGTTTCCATTTTCTAATTATAGTGTCGTTTTTTTTAAGCATCTTCTGACTCACTCTCATCATCCACGATGAAATCTTTGAGGTTGCCGTTTTCGTCAGCGTCGCTATCACTCTCATCTTCGGAAGAAAATTCCTCCTCATCATCTGTGTCTATTTCAGAATCAAAGTCTGTGTCATGGTCATCGTCGGCGTAATCATCCACTAGATCGGTCTCTGTGGGTTGAAACAGCTCAGGTTTCTTTATCTTGCGTCCGGAACGAGTGATCATTTAACTTACACGTGCCACTATTGTTTAAGTATCTTTACAATATCATGAGGTAAACCGTGTGTTCTGGAAGTATTTTTCTTACATCGAGGACACTTTTGCCGAATCTCCTTCCCCTTGATCGTATACGACATCACGACATCTTCGTGCGAACCTTTGATCGTCTCGCAATAATTGGAATTCGTCAAGGCTAAAAACTGCGTCTTGTCTCTGTTGATACTCACAATCTGTAAATCTTCTGGTCCGTGCATATGTTTCCTGATGAACGTTTCGAGGGGAGCCTTAACATCTCCACACTTCACCTGGGGTTTCTCGACACGTTTTTTAATCTCTGGACACTTTTTAAGATCCTCCTTCTTTGGATACAAGACTGAGATGATACTCGGTGGAAGTTGGTGTCGTCGACCACAGAAATCCTTACAGAATCCATCACGTCTTCCCCTGAGCGTTGGACACAGACAGAAACACTTTTGTAAAATCGTTTGGCCACTTATGATGAACCAAACATGATTCGAGCCATGTTCTCTCTTGAGATTTTCACAGTATTTAGAAGTCGTCGAGACCAGGTACGTATCCTTCTTCTTGAACATTTTTGGGACGTATGCGTTTCCCTGACCCTCCATGTTCGTTCGAATAAACTCTTCAATCTGACTTTTCATGGTATCGTCGTGTACCTCATCTTTCATCTGAGCAGCCGTGAATGTTCCCTCCTTCACGACTGTTGACGGGGGTGTGACGTGTGTCGTCTGAGGCTCATCCGTCCGTACGACTGCCATTCGAAGCGTCTCCATGGACGGATCCTGTGTGATGTTCATGATCGTACTCAAAGGACCGTGACGATACATGAACACCGGTAGATACGCCAA